CGATAGTAGCGGGTGTTGCAACTCGGTATCTTCGGGCGTTATGCTCGATGCTGCGGAGTGTATCCGCGCGAGACTTGTCTCGCTTTCGCTCAAGCTGAGTTCGGGCCACAGCTTTTTCAAGGGCAGAGTCAAATAGTTGTCCTGTGATTCCGATTCCTTCGTCGTGTCCGGGTATGCTAACGCTGATGACATTATCCGCAGATCCCTTTCTTTTGCGCGTGTTTGGTTTGTATGTGACACCATTGATTAGTTGGTAATAGACGCAGCGTGCGACCAGCTGGTTGATTGGCATGGCCTTTAGTGCGGCTCTCAAGTCTGCTTGTGTGCTGTATGTTTTCATCCCGTTGCTTTCGTCAGTTTGATTTCTAATCGTGGGTCGTTGTTGTCTACAGAAAACGAGTGGGTGAATGATTCTATTTCTGACCATCCATCGTTGCGAAGTATGCCGGCTTTTTGCAGTGCATCTTCAACGAATTTTGCACCGAATGCTATGTTGCTTTTGTCTGTGCGTCGGTTTCGGACATACCAGTGATAAGAGATGTTGATAGGGTAGTCAGTAATAGGGGTGGAGTGCTGTGCGCGCATTTCGATGGCAAGCGATGTCTCGGTGTTGCGTTTAACCGCAGCTGCTTGATGGCGATGCGTGCGCTCATGGGCCGAATACTGGTTAAGTGTGGGTATGATTGTTTTTAGTGTGAAAACCATAGCTGTTTGTCGTAGAAATCCGTTGCCTATGTGCATTTGTTTTTAAGTAGCCGGCCTAACGCCTCTCCTACATAACGCGTTGGGACGATCCCGGTGCGCTTGTCAAACGTTAGGCCGGCGTGGGGTTAAAACGGTAGGTCGTCGTCGCTTACCGGGGGTCTGGCAACGGTCAGGTTAGGTTGTCCATTGTCGTGGCCGGATTTATCCAACATTTGCAGGTCACGCGCGACAATCTCAGTGGCGTAGCGTTGCTGGCCGTCTTGCTCCCATGATCGCGTCTGCAGTTTGCCCTCGATGTAGACTTTGCTGCCCTTCGTTACATACTGCCCAACGATGTCTGCCAGTTTGCCCCAACAGGTCACACGATGCCATTCCGTGCGCTCTTGGCGTTGGCCGTCCTTTGTCCAACTTTCACTGGTAGCTACAGAAAAGTTGGCAAGGGAAGTGCCGTTGCCTGTCTGCTTTATTTCGGGGTCGTTCCCCAGGTTGCCTACGAGTATGACCTTGTTTACGCCGCTCATGCGTTTACCTCTTCGGGTTGTGTGGTTTCGTTGTCGTCTTCTTTATGCACTTCGATTGCTACGTCACCGCAGCGCAATACACCATTTTCAATCACTTCCAGAATTTTTAGCGCATAATACGGATCTGTGCACCAAGCTATTAGTTCATCGTCCTTGTATATTTCGATAGGGCCGTTATGTGTCACGCCTTTACCTCTTCGGTTTGTGTGGTTAGGGCCAAATCTTTGTAAAACTCACGTCGCTTTGATTCCGGCACGCTGACTAAATCCACGCATTGGTGATAATCCAAACATTCTCTCATTGTTTTGTTATCAACGTTTAGATCCTTCACCATGCGCTCAAACTCAGCTTTAGGGTCTGCCGGCGGTTTATGGTGGCCGTTGCTTTTGCCGTTTTGCTGTTGGTGGATCGCGTTGGAAACCTCGTTAGCTGATGCGTATTCTGAGCCGCCGTAACCAGCTGCAGCCAATGCGCGACCTATGGCTGATGTCTCGCAGTTTTCCAGTGCTGACGTTTTGTTTACTTGTGAACTGCCTTCGCGCTCGTAGCTGTGGCCGGTGTAGCTACCGCATTCAGGTATCGTCAGTGTTGCGCGTATTACGACTACTCCATCTTCCCATCTGACTATCTCTGTTACTATCGTATACTGCCCCTTCGTTGCAGCGTGCAGGGCAGTGATCCGCTCTGCTACCGTTGCGTATTCTCGTCCGTGTATCTTTACTGGCATCGTCCTATCTCTCTGGGTTTGTATTGCTTTTTATATTGCTCAGATCGTTAGATCGTCTTGTTTTGTTGCATACGGCGATACTACCCCCACCAATCCGTAGTTAGATTGCTGGAGTAGCCGTTTGTCCAATACGCTGTTCGTCATTGTGATATTGCTCGTCACGTTGAGTCGCTCGTATGTTGGTCAGTTATACAGATGCCGTTCACTGACGTTGCGCGCTGCTTTACGATTCTGGCATCGAACCGTTGACCACCCCTCGCGCTTGTTTCGGCTGGGTTGCGGCTGGGTCAAACCCCACAGTAGCCGCCCATCATGCGTAACCGCTGCCGTCTGCACATGCTTACCGACCAGCTACGCATTTACTACGCGCACTACGCTGCTACAGTGGTGCGTTGAAGTTCTATGTGTTTGTTGATTGCGGTGTTCAGTGTGCGCGTGAGTGATTCGATGCGCGTGTTGCATGGTTCAGTGGCAGATCTGGCATCCTCGATGCGTTTGGTCACATACGCGATATACTCGACCAATTCGTCTGCAGTGGAACGTTCGGTGTGGCCGCAGCGCGCACCGTCTTGGCAGATCCAATCCGCAGATCTGGGCCAGATGTAGAGATTATTGGTGCAGTGGGGGCAGGGTTTCGTCATCGCAGCATCTCCAACGTGAACGGGATAAATGCCCGAATAGTCAGATAGCTGAATGCGAAAAAGGTGATAGCATACAAAGCCAAGTCACTATTACTTGATTTTGTACACTTTTTATGCGACATTTGTGGCATACAAACACCTCCGGGTGATTGTGGAGGGTCAGGTCGATGTCTCGCCAAAGATTAAGCGACCTGGCCCGTTCTATTTTTACTGCTTTCTGATGTATAAAGTAGGCATATATGCCAACACTGTCAACCTAAAAGTTGCAATATATGCCAATAGATCAGTATATTATGATTATGATTAATATAAAAAGTATCTCCGCATTGTGTGCTCGTGTTGATATTGAATCACAACGCGAATTAGCTTTTCGCGCTGGATTGCATCCAACTACGTTATCTAAAATTTTAAAAAACCAAAGAAACGTTACACTTAAAACTGTTGAACGATTGTGTGGCGTATTGGACTGCCAACCTGGTGCGTTTTTGGAATATAGACCAGACTGATTCAATCTGCATTAATTAGTCCAGCCTAAATTTTTTTTCAACAACCCATTGCCGGATTTTTATTCTCGGCACGAGCCGCCCATTTTCTACATAATCTGCAATAGGTCGTTCTAGAGTAACGTGATCGGTATATACGTTCGCCTCGCGTACTGTTTTTCCACTGTGTGGCGATGTTTTCCGCTCTTCCATAGTATATTGCACAACAATCGTTTCACCGGCTATATATGCCCTATGTAGGTATAGCTGTCGTGACATTTTATTTGTTTCGGATACAGAGTTATTCAGAGCGATTTCATCAACTATTGATAGGGAAGGGTATCCCTCCTCGTCTATTTTAAGCAGTTGCGTTACTCGATCATGTTGTGTCTGGTTGTTTATACGCCATCTGTGATGCCGTAACCTATACTGATCGCTGCACGTTTTTGCAAATCCGTCGCACCCGGTTACAGACCCGCCGTTATACGCGGTCATCAACATTCGGTCTATAGATTTTATGTTAGTCAGATCGTGGTGGGGGATCTGCTTGCTTTTGTCAAATAACAATGCAGGTTTTACGCCACACGCATTTGATATGTCATACACCATACGCAACACATCTGCGTGAGTCTGGCGGCTCAAAAAGCGGCCTAATGTGCGCCTGGGAACGTCAATCGCTTCTGATAGGGTATCTAAGGTATGGTTGCTGTTTTCGACTATTTGCTGCAGTCGTATCCAAAACTCATTGCTTTCGTGGGGATCTTTGAAGTCTTCAATGTTCAGTTGATATTTTTTAATCATAAAACGAAATATCCTTTGCAGTTATATTTTATGAACATGATTGCACTATAACAATACCCAATGTGTGTATCTTGATGCCACATTTGACACTATTTTAAAAAAATATTGAATATGTCTATGTCTTATGCGCCTTTGGTGCTGTCCCATAGTAATTTACATAATATATTGTATATGTCCTATAAGTATTCTTATGTTAATCATGCTTTTTGGTTTTCAAAAAGGTAGTTTTATACGAGGATCACTTGCCTCTTTTCTATTTCTCTCTGGTGGGGTGGTGTCGAAATATCGTCCCGGCATCATCCCACATATATTAAGAGCCAATGAAATACACAAAAGATACATGGCCCACAGATCAGTGGCCTAATTTCTCGTTCCAAGAGATGGCGTGCCAGCATACGGGCGAGTGTGATATTGATCCAGATTTTATGACGAAAGTGCAAAAATTGCGCGTTTTGGTCGATGAGCCGTTGGTTATCACCAGTGGATACAGATCGCCGGATCATCCCATCGAGGCAAAGAAGTCTACTGTCGGGGCGCACGCACAGGGCAAGGCGATTGATGTGCAGTGCATGGGCAGCAAGGCGCACAAGATCTTAGCTGCTGCGATGGCGTTAGGCTTTTCAGGTATTGGCGTGTCACAATCGGGTGATTACAAGACGCGGTTTCTCCATCTGGATACCGTGGATTCGGATATTCGGCCAGGGGTATGGTCGTACTAGTGTATAAGTGGTTGCGCCGGCCAACTGGCGAGCAGATACGGCTGAAAGAACGCATAGCTGATCACATAGCATTATACGCGTGATCTATATATAAGGTTGTTATGAAGAAGCGCAGAGGTACAAACACAGAGCAGTTTACCATAGAAGAGATGGTAGACGCGATTATGTCAGCTAATGGGTCACGGATTGATGCGGCTGATGTGTTGGGGTGTGATCCTATGACGGTCTGGCGATACGCTAAGAAATACCCACAGGTCGAAGAGGCATTAGAGAATGCGGATAAGGTCGTCGGCCAGATCGCGCGCAATGCGATTATAGACGGTATCATGAGTGGGGATGCCGGGTGTGCTAAGTGGTTTCTGACGCATAATAAGACTGTTCGCAGTGATTGGTCAGAGCGCACAGAGATTACCGGCGCGAACGGTGGAGCGATCCAGACCGAAACGCGTGTGATTGATACGCCGCCGGCAGCCAACAGCATCGAGGAATGGCTTGAGATCAAGCAGAAGGTGCAAGCGGCGCGCACTGAAGTGGCAGAGGCATTAGAGGATTGACCGATTTCGTATGGTCACCACAGGTCGGGCCACAGCTGCACGCGATCACAGCACGCAAGGTTGTGGACGAATTACTGTATGGGGGCGCACGCGGCGGCGGCAAAACGAGCCTACTTCTGGGCAGCTTCGCACAGGATCTGGATCAAGGGGCAGCCTGGCGCGGCATCCTGTTTAGGCGTTCGCACCCAGAGTTAGACGAAGTAGTAAAGCAGAGTTTAGAGATATACCCGGCAACGGGTGGTGAGTGGAAAGTGGGCCGGCGTGAGTGGCATTGGCCTAACGGGGCGCAGTTGTCGTTTAGGCATCTGGACAACGAGGCCGATGTCACGCGGTATCAGGGGCATCAGTACTCCATACTGCTTTGGGACGAGTTAGCAAACCACAGCAGCCTCGATGCGTATAAGGCGATGCTCGGCACGCTGCGAGGGCCGGCAAAGAACAAACGGGTCGTATCAACGGCTAATCCCGGTGGCCGGTGTCATGCCGAAGTGAAAAGCTACTTTGGCATTGATCGTGCGCCAGGTGGGTATGTGCCGTTTCGATGCAAAAAGTCGGGTATGGTCAGGTGCTACATACCGGCGCGGGTCGAAGACAACAAGATACTGTTAGAGAATGATCCGGGATACATAGACCGGCTGCACGCGGTTGGTGATCCGGCATTAGTGGCAGCATGGTTAGAAGGGGATTGGGATGCGTCACCGGGTTCAATGTTCGCTGTTTCGCGCGATTCGCTGGTGGTTGATCCGTTTGAGATACCAGATAGTTGGGTCATATTTGCGGCACTGGACTACGGGGAGAATAATCCTACTGCCGGCTGCCTTCTCGCTGTGGACTACGATGACGATGTGTGGGTAATAAACAGCTACTACGCATCTGGAGCCGGCGCAGAACACGCGCGCGGCATCAGTCGCATGATCGAAGGTTGCCCATTTACGCGTGGTAAGCATGGCGTAGTGGGACGCGCAGCGCGGCAGGTGTTAGCACCGTCCGATATGTGGACGAAGCGCGCGCCAGGGGAAGCGTCACAGGCCAGATCCGTGGCCGATACGTTTACAGAGAACGGCGTATACCTGCATCGGGCGAACATGGATAGGGTGAACGGTTGGCGCAACATAGGCAATTTGCTGCATCATGGCCGGCTCAAGTTTTTTCGGGGGTATTCTGAGCCAATACTGGATTCGCTGTTGAGTGTGCAGAGAGATACACGGAACATGGAAGATGTGGCAAAGGGCGGCGATGATCACGGAGCAGATGCGCTGCGATACGGCATCAATCATGTTTACAAGCCGCGCAAAGGGACAAAACCTGCTGCTGCTGACGGGGGGCGGTTGATCGAGCAGATCATAGCAGAGAAGCCAAGTAGCAGGTATGCATAAGGACGATACACTATGAATGAACAAATACGAAGCTAAATGGTATAAGTCAGAAGGTCAGATGCTTGACCGGCTCTATAAAGACCGGGCCGACGAATGGCAGAAGCTATATGACGCATATGACCTGAAGTTTGATAAGCGCATTCGCGACCTGCGAAGCGAAGATGTCGTAAAGGTTTCGCGTTTTTATCCCATTGTTCGGCAGATCCTCGGCACGATTGCCCACAATTACCCGGTGCAATCATTCAGTGTAGAGGATGAAGTAAACCAGGGTGTTGCAGAGATATTAGAACGTGCCAGTGCCAGCTGGATGAATATCTGCAACCTTAAATCACACGTACATCAAGCCATT